GCCTTTCCATGGTGCCCAGCCGTGACGCTTGAAAAGCGCTAAAGCGGCTTTAAGGTTTTTGCGGGGTGACCATAGTTCGGTCATGGCTTTACGCACAATGCCAGACTCGACAAGGAACCGTTTGTTACTGCCGTTTAACTGCATAAGACCGTACGAGCCGGTGTACGGGTCGCGCTGGTTCCAAGCCCGGGCAAAGCCTTTAGACTCGCGCTTACATATCTGCATAAGTCGTGGTATTTCGCGCTTAGCCCAACCAACCTCTAAGGCCAGAGCGGTGAAGCGTAGGCAGTCGGGTTCTACCGCTGCTTTTGTTTGTGTAGCCGGCACCAAGAGTGCAGCTGCGGCGAGTACGCCAAGTAGTCGTTTCATAGGTTCTACCTTCCGTCGGGATAAGTAAAAACCTTAATGGTGTTATTGAGTGTTTGCGCGCCTTTAGCCTAAAAGCCTTATGGTGTAACGGTTTCCGTGGGTGGTGCCCACACGTTGCCTAGGACGTATTCCCAATGCCATGACTCGAAGCCGGGCTTGCTTGGGTCACCAGTGCCGATGTACCAGCCAAAACGGTTGGCGTTTTTGGTTAGCCAAGTAAAGGTTTTACCGCTGGCGTTAGCAAAATCTACAGCAAGTCCCCAACCATGGTTAGAGCCTTTAACGCCTGTTGGGTCGGGTGCCGCGCATGGTGCCATGCCTTTTTTTAGGTACCACGTTTTGCCGTCAAATGTGCGCGTAATACCTCTAGTGTCGTCTGTCGGTTTGGGGCTGTAGCGCTGCATGAACGCGTTGTATTGGACGCTGTACGGCCTGTAGGTGTCAACGGTAGAGGTGGGCTTAAGTTCTATGCCAGCGGCCTTGGCTGCGTTCAGCATGTGTTTATAACTACGTACCGCGCAAGTGTGTAGTTTGCCACCGGGTACGGGTGCTAGTAGCTCGTCGGGTAGTTGCCCGTTTTTGTGGCCGGCTAAGTCTTTGGGCAGTTTAATTTTCTGCGTTGGGTACATTTATGGCCTGCTGATAATGTCCGCGATACGGTGCAACATGTTGGCTATGGCTTGCCGCGCAATTTTTAGTAGGCTTTTTTTGTCGTCGTTATTCATCGGTTTTGCCTTTCGGTTTATCTTTTAACCCGTTTGCACTGAGCAAGCCCGCAAGGCTGCCGGTAAGAAAAAGCAAAAGCGGTTGCAGCGTGGCCCATGCGGATTTATCATTGTCACTTACTTCGAGCGGCTGAGTCACAAATAGCAGGCCGTAAAGTAGCGCCAAGGTTGAAACCACAAAAGTGACGGATAGCGCGCACGCGACAATAAAGATTAGACGCGCTTTGATTTCTTCGCTAGTCATGCGATGTTCTCGGCGTGGCGCTGGGATTATAGGCATTTAGTTTCTACTGTCCGTGTGCTGCCTAGGCTGGCGGTGTCTACGGTGATGGTTGTTGCAGCGCGTAAGGCCTTGTTTTTAACTAGTGGCGGGCAGTTGACGCGCTCACGGTCTCCGCATGCGGTAAGGATTGCGCCAAACAAAAGCGCCACAAAACTAAGACGCCAGAGCATCGGTCATCTCAAGTGCTGCTATTTCTTCTGCTGTTAGTTCGCGCACAATGGTTTCGCCTGTTTGCGCGTCGTGGAAGGTTCCTGTTAATGGTTCCATTTATGCCTGCCTGTAGCCGTAGATTTTTGCCTGAAAATTAGAAATTGTGCCCGACCCACCACCAAGCAAAAATGTGATGCCGTCGTATTGCGTATTGTTCGCTAATTGGCCACCAGCGTTAATGCCGACGTAAGAACTTGCGCCTCGGCTGTCCGTTGATTGGCAGGTGAGGCTTGTGTACTGTGCTAACTGGGGGTTGGTAATATTCATAACGCACGTTGCCCGACCTGACGTTCCTGCAATTGCGTATGTCGTAAAAAGCGTGCTGTTGCTTCCTCGGGTTAGGTTAATAGCGCCCGTGCCAACGTCAATAGCAGTAACGCCCCAGTAGTAACCAGTTGACGTATCAGTTCCTGACGCTCTTAAGCGTACGTCAATGCCATATGCCCCAGCTGTTGGGATAACCGAAAATTGCACGAGATACGACGCGTATGTTGATGTAAAGCAGTTATTGACCGACAATGTAGAGCCTGAGGTGGCTGTCGCTTCGGTAATATATACAAGTCCGCTGTTTGCTAGGTAAGTGTTTGTGTCTGAAGCGGTCAACACTTCGCCAGTAGTGAATGTTTTTATAGCCATTAGTACCCCAGTCTATTTGAGTCAAGTTTGCCAAAAGTAGCATTGTCAAGAATTAGGTAGGCGTTAAGGTCGGCTGCCGAAACGTAGTAGGTGTATCGAGCCTCACCGGGTACCGCGCTAAACGTATAGCCTTCAATAATGCACGAATAGGTCGTACCGCGAAAAGCAACTGTTACGCGTTTGCCTATCTGGCGGCCGCATTTGCCGGGGCCAGCGCCCATTGCTTCTAGTTCCATGTTGTTTTGTGCGTTGGCTAAGCATGAGACAGAACTAATGGCAACTGTTGGCGTTTTGTAGTTATTAAGTAAATAGTTTGCGTAGTCGAGTGCTTGCCCGGTGGTGGCGTTTAACGTGTTTACCGTGTATGTGCGGTATGGCGCGCTGCCACTTTGTACCGTTTGTGCAGCTGGTACCTCGGGGTCTACGGTCACTTGGGTGTAAAAGTTGTCGGCGTAACTAGCAAAAGTTATTTGTTCGTACACTTGGTTTGTGGCGTTGTTTGTGGTGTCGCTAAAGTTTACAAAACTGTTTCTAATAAGAAATGGGCTTATAAACAATGTTAATAATTGCGGGTAGTAATCTTCTACAACGTCTACCATTCGCGCATTTAGCGACAATGCGGCCAAATTGAGATAATCCGCCCAAGTGCCGCTTACGGTGGTTGCTGAAAGATTCGAGTTTCCTACGCCACTGTCAAGCTGAACAAAATACCCACTTTGAGTTTGTACGTTATTTAATTGGGTTTCCACTGTGTTAGCGGCCATTGCATAATTAGCGCCGCTTTTGCGCCCAAACTCTGCTAGGCCGCCTTCGCACATAATGCTTAAATAGTCGCCGTTGCCAACGCCACCGACATAAGGCTTGTCAAACTTTAATTGCACATTGCTTATTTTGCCGTAAAAGTTTTTGTAACCAGTAGTGCTATTAGCAACGCTAATGATGGTTCCGGGCACTAAAGCCGCAATAGGCGACGCGTAGCCCGTCGGGTACCTGAGCACTATTTCGGCGGTGCTAGCGCTGTATTGGTCAAGCTGGCGTTGCCGGCCAACATTGACATTTATAGACACGACGTTAGTTAACGCAACGTCACCAGTCGCCAGCGTGTAGTACGTTACGGTGTAATTTTGTACAGCCATTAGAACGCGTTATTTACTCGAATAGGTACAGCGCCGTTAGTGCGCATGTAGCTGCGTAGCGCGCTTACTACGGCGTTCGGGTCGCCACCGTTTACGTTAATAGTTACGCTTGACGAGCTGACGTTACCGCCACCAAACTGCGACATGTCGGCGTTTGTGCTGGTGTTGATACTGCCAAGCACCCCGCCAAACGGGTTAGAAGTCAACGTAGGTACGCCACCAGCCTGCACGGTGCCAATGTTCGCCCCAAACTGTGCGCCAATAGCGGCAACGCTGGCGGGGTCTACCGCAAACTTAAGCAAAAACTCGGTGTTTTCTATGACACTGTTAACGCCATTTACTATCGCTTGGGCTTGGTCAACACCTGACTTGTACCACTTGTCTGCCGTAATTTTGGCTATACGGTCGGCCGCTGCGTTAATCGTAGACGAGATACCTACCAGACGGTCTATGGACGCTTTACCGCCGGCAAGCAAACCATTAATAATTTCTAGGCCAACGTCTGCGCCGGCACCAAGTATTTGTTGCAGTAAAGCGGGGTCGTCTAGCCCGGCTTCAATAAGTTTTTCTATGCCCGTGGCAAGTTTGCCAGCCTTGGCGGCTTGCTCGTCGAGTACACCAAAAAAGGTTTTTGCACCTTCGCTGTCGGCGGCTGTAGTCCATGCCGCGCCAACGTCAAATATGCCGCTAACTACGTCTCGGGTTGCGTTGTAGAAGTTGTTGTAAGTCTCGGTGGCCTTGGTTAACTGGTCATTGGCGCGCATGAGAGCGGGGCTGAACTGGTCTTTAACTGTCTGTACCGCGTCGTCGTATGCCTCTTTGAGTGCCCGTACTGACTCGGTGTGTTTGGCGTTTGCAGCTGCCGCGCGCTTAGCGGCTTCGCTGGCTTTGTTGGTGCTGGCGGTGCTCTTAGCAATTTCGGCGTTGGCTAGGCGTTGTTGTTCAATGTCTACGGCTTTTTGGTAGTTGGCGCGTTTCTGGTCTTGGTCGAGTTGCAGTATGGTTTCTGACCATGCGCGGGTGTTGGCGTAGGCAAGTGCTAAGCCTTCATTAGTTTTGTCTAGGTCGGTTTGTAATTTGCCTAGACGGAAACTGTTACCCGTTATCGCGCTACCCAAGTTGATGATGCTCGACCCAAAGTTAGCGACGTTGAAACCGACCTGCTTGAGTTTGCCGCCGAAGCCTTCGGTCTCTTTAGTGTTCTTTTGTAGTACGTCTAAGACTGCTTGTGCCGGGTCAACAAAACGACGTAGACGGCTACCAAGTTCACCTATTACGCCGCCTAAACCGCGCTCGTCCATAATGGTTACGAGCTTGTCTACCTCGTCTAACAGTCGGCCAAGGATAGGTAGCACGCGGTAACCGATGCTTTCCACCATCTCGTCAAAACGTATTTTCAGTATCTGCAAACGCCCGGCATATGTGTTGGCGTTGGCTGCGGCCGCGCCACCAAACTGCGCGGTAAGTGCCTCTTGTGCTGCCTTGAAGTCTTTAGTTTTGATGATGTTCTCGTCGAGCGGTACACCCAACTTTTTTAGTGCCGTGAAATTGCCGTCGTAAGCCTTGCCAATAGCGGTGCTAACCGTTGTGAGGTCTTTCCCAGTCGCAATGCTGGCGTCGACACTTAAAGTAAGTAACTCTTGTGCCTTAGCGGCATCAGAAGTGAAACGCACTAAACCAGCAAGAGCGGGCCGTAACTGGTCGTCGGCTACACCGCTCGCTAATTGTGTCTCGTCAACGAAATCGGCCATGCTGTCGGCAAGAGCTTGGTTAGGCCCAAGCGTGGCGCGCAGCTGCGTTTCTAAAAGTTTGGTGCTCTGCTCATCGGCAATAGCGGCCTTAGCGGCAAGCGCCAAACCGCCAGCCAATGCGGTGACGGCACCAGCGGCGGGCACCATAGCGTTTTTAAGTAGAAACCCGCTCTTGGCACCAAAACCTTGCAAGCTCTGAAACTCTTTTTTGGCTTTGTCAAAACCAGCCGAGTTAAGGCTTGAAATAATCGGAATGTTGATAGCCATTAGCGCGTCCTAGTCGTAACAAGATTACGGTTAACAATAGTCATAACTTGAGCAACTATCTTGCCTACCTCGTCCTCGACGGCTGGTAGCACGCTCATGGCTGCGGGTTCCAGAGCGCGGGGCGCTGTACGGGGGCCGACGGTCTCGCCTTCAGCAATAAGGTTGGTTACAAACTGGCCGCCACCTCTAATGCCTGCATGATCCCAGATAGCGCCGGCAACGTCGCGTTGCTGTAGAACCAGTAGCTGGTATTGCGTCGCCTTAAAGTCGGCTGTACGGCCGTTAGAGAACGTCACGGTGCGGGCACGGCTACCACGTTTGCCAACCACTGAACGAATGCCAGCGATGACACGGGCGCGTGACCAACCCGTGCCGTCGCGGCCGTTAATCATGTTGCCATTACCCATACGAGACAACGGGGTAGCGGTCGGTATAAACGAGCGCGCAGCTGTAACAAGTCGAGTACCCGCGCCGCGCTGAATGTCTTTAGTTATCTGCCGGCGTAAAGTGCGGTCTACCTTGTTGATTTCCGCTAAAGCCTCTTGAATGCCATAGACCTTGTAAGACGCTTCAGCGGGCATTTTGTTTACGCTGCCTTTCAAGTACATCTATAACGGTGGCTAAGTCTGCTA